GAGGTGGTTCTGCTACAGTTCACTTTCCTATCTGGCACCAAGAAATAGAAGATATTATTGTTCTTAAGAACAACAAAGGCACAGAAGACAATCGGGTACGAAAACTTGACTACTCAATCCAAATTTCAAAGATTTTCTACGAACGTTTCATTGCAAATGGAGAGATTAGCCTCTTCTCACCGCATGACGTACCAGGTCTCTATGATGCTTTTGGTACTGATACATTTGACGATCTCTATGTACGCTATGAATCAGATAAGTTTACTCCAAGAAAGACTATCGCGGCACAGGAGTTATTCCTGAACCTACTGAAAGAACGTGCGGAGACAGGTCGTCTCTACATTATGAATATTGATCATTGTAACAGTCACTCTTCCTTTACCGACAAGGTTGAGATGTCTAATCTGTGTCAAGAGATCACACTACCCACCAAACCACTGAATCATATTGATGATACAGATGGTGAAATTGCTTTGTGTATCCTGTCTGCTGTCAACGTAGGTAAGATTCGTTCTGATGATGACTTAGAGAACCTGTGCGAACTTTCTGTACGTGCTCTAGACGAACTGATTGATTACCAGGAGTATCCGGTCAAGGCAGCAGAGATTGGTACAAAGGCACGTAGATCGCTTGGAGTCGGTTTTATCGGTCTCGCACACTATCTTGCCAAACTAGGGTTTAATTACGCCTCACAGGAGGCGTGGGACGCCGTACACGGTCTTTCAGAATCTTTCCAGTATTATCTTCTCAAAGCATCAAATAAACTTGCTCAAGAAAAGGGAGCGTGTGAGTATTTTAACCGCACAAAGTATGCTCAAGGACAGTTACCTATCGATCATTATAAATTAAATGTAGACGACATTTCTAAAAACACGCTACATCATGATTGGGATTATCTACGGGTATCTATTAAGGAACACGGACTACGACACTCCACGCTCTCGGCACAAATGCCATCAGAAAGCAGCTCAGTCGTCAGTAACGCAACCAACGGTATCGAACCACCTAGAGATCACTTATCCGTCAAGAAATCGAAGAAGGGACCTCTTAAGCAGATTGTTCCGCAATACGCCACACTCAAGAATAATTATACTCTTCTGTGGGATATGCCTAACAATACTGGGTATATTAATGTTGTCGCTGTAATGCAGAAGTTTTTTGACCAGGCAATCTCCGGTAACTGGTCATACAATCCTGAACACTATCCCGATAACGAAGTGCCTGTGTCCGAAATGGCACAAGATCTTCTTACAACATACAAGTTAGGATGGAAGACTTCTTATTATCAGAACACATATGATAATAAATCTGACGAACTAGACCCACAACCCGAACTCCAATCACTACTGAACGATCTATCAAATGCCGACGAAGAAGACTGTGAGTCCTGCAAAATCTAACTTTAGAATTAGCGAACCAAAAATTGTGAAGACGGAAATCAAAGGTATGACTGTTTTTAATGACAGTAAAGTTGATACTAAGAAGCAGTGTATGTTTTTTGGACCCCCTTTAGGGATCCAAAGGTATGACACGTATAAGTATCCGATCTTTGAGAAACTTACTCAGCAACAATTGTCATATTTCTGGAGACCTGAAGAGATCTCCTTACAAAAAGACAGAGCAGATTATCAAATGCTCCGTCCAGAACAAAAACATATCTATACTTCTAACCTGAAGTATCAAATCCTTTTGGATTCTGTCCAGGGTCGTGGTCCTGGTATGGCATTCAAACCATATTGTTCCCTACCAGAACTCGAAGGAGCGATGGGTGTGTGGGAATTTATGGAACAAATCCATAGTAGATCATACACGTACATTATTAAGAATATCTACCCAGATCCATCTGAGGTATTTGATACTATTCTAGATGATGAGCGTATTCTTAACCGTGCTAAGTCAGTAACTGAGGCGTATGATGACTTCATCAATGCTGCTCAGGTGTTTGGGTCCGGTCCTATGTGGGAACATGCCCTAGAAGGCGTTCCTGCTGGTCAAAGTGATCTATATGAACTAAAGCGTAAACTCTACAGAGCAGTCGCTAATGTCAACATCCTAGAAGGCATTCGTTTCTACGTTTCTTTTGCTTGCTCTTTTGCTTTTGGCGAGCTCAAATCCATGGAAGGGTCGGCGAAAATTATTTCGCTTATTGCCCGAGATGAGAATCAGCATCTCGGTCTCACGCAGAACATTATGAACAAGTGGCACGCTGGTGATGATCCAGACATGCAGCAGATTGCTCAAGAAGAGCGTGAGAATATTATCAACATGTTTAAGAAAGCAGTTGATGAAGAGAAGGAATGGGCAGAGTATCTGTTCAAAGATGGTAGCATGATCGGTCTCAACGATAAACTCCTATCCCAATATGTTGAGTGGATTGCCAATCGTCGTATGAAATCAATCGGACTAAAACCAATCTATGACATTGCCGCAAAGAATAACCCACTCCCCTGGACGGAACATTGGATTTCGTCGAAGGGTCTTCAGGTCGCTCCTCAGGAGACTGAGGTTGAGTCTTATCTCATTGGGGGTATCAAACAAGACGTGAAGAAGGACACATTCGCAGGGTTCCAACTGTGAAAAGTTGGGACAGGAGCAGTTGGAGAAAAGATTACGAACAGTATACAACTGATCCCGACGACATTCGTAGATTGCGGGAGGGTGCCAATAGTTTGGCACAGTCTTGGCATCTTCAAGCGATGTTTCACAAGTGGAAGAAGATCAAAGGTATTGAATGAAATTTTATTTTGATGGTGACTCCTTCACTTATGGTGGTGGACTACGAAGTAAATGTGGTATTGATCCTACGCAAGTTCGTTGGTCTAAATTAGTTTCGGACCATTTTGGTGCCGAAGAAATAAATGTATCCTCTAGAGGTGCCCCGAACGATAGAGTTCTGAGGCACCTTTTTGCTGAGAATTTTGATCTAGTGAAGGATTGTGATTATATTTTCATACAACTAACCTATCCGTGTAGAGGAGAATTTTGGAGCGACAAGTTCAATAGGTGGTTCAGGCATACTTTGATCAAAGACTTTAAAAGAGCTGGTCGAATGAAGGACTATGATAAGCACTTTGGTTCTGAGTACAACGATTGGTTAACTTATTATCAAGCAGAGTTATACTCGCACAAGCACGGGATGTCGAAAGAACTTGTCGCTTATAATTCTATCGTATCATATCTAAAACTAATTGGTAAACCTTTTTTGATGAGCACTCTTAGTAATTACAATCATATTGATTATGATGTCAATTTTAATAAGGCAAAATTTGATAGAATACCCAATGATGGGCATCCTTCTGTTCTAGGTCACGAACAGATTGCTGAAATTTTTATCAATAAAATCAAAGATAATGAAGTTTTACTTTGATGGTGACTCCTTCACTTATGGTGGTGGATTAGATAAGATACTTGACCTTGACCCAACCAAATATCGCTGGTCAAAATTGGTCTGTGATCACTTTGGTGCTGAAGAAATCAATATATCAAGAAGCGGTGCTTCGAATGATAGAATCCTGAGACAATTTTTTGCTGAAGATCGTAACTTTGAGGAGTATGATTGTATTTTTATACAACTAACTTATTCTTTTAGGCATGAATGGTGGAGTGAGAAGTACAATAAATGGGTGGTTGACCCTGGTATTCCGTATCGTGACACATTGAGAATGGAGAAGGAGCGTCGTCGTTATGGGCGAGAGTATCATGATTGGAAAACTTATCGTGCTACTCATATCCTGAGCGTTAAGGATTCTATGACAAAGGAATTGGTTGCTTACAATTCCATAAAATCTCACTTAGAACTTATAGGAAAACCTTTTTTTATTAGTGCTCTTACTAATTACAGTCATATAAGATACGATTATAATTTTAATAAAGAAAACTTTAATATAATACTAAACGATGGGCATCCTAGCATCCTAGGTCATAAACAGATAGCAGAAAATGTTATACATAAGGTAAAAGATAAACTTTAATGCGTCCACAGTCTGCCAAAGCAAAGGGTAGACGTTTACAGCAATGGGTTCGTGACAAACTTATTGAACACAGGAACGTCCACCCGGAAGATATTGAGTCTAGGTCTATGGGTGCCGGTGGTGAAGACCTCATCATGGCACGAGACGCTAGACAAAAGTTCCCTTTTTCGGTAGAATGTAAGAACCAGGAGAAGCTGAATGTCTGGGATTCTTATGACCAGGCATGTGCTAACTCTGGGGACTATGAACCGATTCTTATTATGAAGAAAAATGGAAAGAGACCCCTGGTTGTCCTGGACGCGGAAAACTTTATTAGATCCCAAAGACATGGATGATTGGCGTTACTCAGAAGAACGTATGCTTCTTAGAGCAGCAGTTTTTAGAGCACTGTCACATCATTTAAATGATCATTGTAGAATTGTCTACGAGTTCTGTCATCACTGGGTAAGTCAAGGCAACAAAACAACAGATAACATCGAGGATTATTTCCAAGAGTATCTAAAATTAACACTTGAGCGTTCTTACGCTTTATCAAATGCAAAAACTAATTAATGTATTGGCACTTCTAGGTTTTGGTATGGGTGCTGCCGTCACAGGCACTGCCGGATACGTCTATGTAAACCAAGATGCCATCAAAGAGAATATTAAACAGCAGATTGTAGAAGCTGCCACTGCTGGTGTCACTGATTCCCTACCAGGTTTGATGGGCGATTCTATGCCCGGAACAACTGGAGGTGCTATTCCTGAACTTGGTAAGTCTGCTCTACCTTTCTAATATGAAAAAAATTATTATGGCTTTGATGGCAGCATGTCTTGCTGCCCCTGTAATGGCAGATCCTATTGGAAAGGATGATTACTATACCAATCATTCTATGGGATGTATGCTTCTTCAGGAATGCACCGATGATGTGACTGAAGTAAATTCTTTGTTAGATGTTTCTTCAAATTATGATAACCCTGAAGCATTTACTTCAGTGGCACAAGAGTTTAATCATATGCTCGCTTCACTAAGTGAAGTTGGTGTAGGTGTATATCTTGCTGATGAAAAGTATTTTCCAGTAGGAAATCGTGGTGTCTATCATACTGTAAGTAATAACTTCTTTTTGAACAAGACATTTATGGGTCGCCCTCATGTGCTCATGAGTGTCATGCGTCATGAAGGATGGCACGCTGCACAGGATTGTATGGCAGGAACGATTGATAATAGTTTGATTGCTATTATCTTACCCGAAGATGCTGTCCCTGAGATGTGGCAAGAGATGACACGTAGAACATATGCAATGCAACCAGGAGCAATTCCGTGGGAGAAGGAAGCAATGTGGGCAGGTAAAACTGAACACATGACTATGAATGCATTGAATGCTTGTGCTGCTGGTCAGATGTGGACCGAATATGATCCAACACCATTGACTCGTAAATACTTGGTTGAAAACGGTTATATTAAAGAGTAATGTTTACTATCTGGATCCATGCTAAGGCATTCTTTACTGTTGTAGTGGTGAGTTGTGCTCACCCTATCAACTGGGAGCATTGTGTTCGTGTGGATCAGTGGTTAATTCCTGACCTAGTATATGCATGGGAACTTAAGACGGGTCAGCGTAATATATACGAAAATGAAAAACAGTATCTTTTAGATAAATAAAAGAGACTTGCCGATCATCAATGCCAGAAGAAGTCAAGAAGGAAGATCCTAAGAAGAAAGGTATTCTTGGTAAACTGAAAGAAGCAGCAGACGATAAGGAAGAACAACTTGCTATTCTTTCTACCTTTGTCCGCCTTGGCATCCTTGTTTGGAGCGGCGGAATACTAACACTGGCATACATCAAACTCCCCCCTGCACTCGGAATCCCCGAGCAAAAACTTGATCCAACTTTTATCGCGAGTGTCTTTACTGGGGTGCTCGCGACTTTTGGCGTCCAGGCAGCAAAGAAAGCTGGGGAAGGTGGGGGTAGTAATGTCGGCATTAGTAAAGCCGACATGGAAAGATTGATTGCAGCAGCAAAAGAAACTGCACCTGCCCAAACTATTCGTATTGAGCAAGCACCCCTTGTTATTAAAACTCGTGACGGGGAACCTCCTGTAAAACCTACAATCTAAAACAATGAAATGGTTCGCACTTAGTCTAGGTACATTAGTGGGTGTGGCACATATTGGAACAATCGGACTGTTAGTTAAGAACGGTCAATTACCACAAATTAATCTACCGGTCAGTGAGTACACTTCTTACAGTGTAAGAGCTGGTAGAGATGGATATGAAATAAAATACTCGTCTAACGATCCAAAGACAATGGTTTCTACACGGGATGTAGAGACACGTAATGGATTCTTTGGTATAGGTGGTAGAAGTGATGTACGAATCGTCACCGAACGTGGTGTAGAAGGAGGACAAGAGGGAAAAAAGATGAGTGCCGAGACTCTAGAGTGTATAAAGGCGGCAGGTGGTGGAGAGTCTCAAGGAAGGGTTGTAGGCGCTAGTCTAGGAGCAGCAGCAGCGCCATGGTTTGTAGGTATACCATACGTAGGACCAGTCTTAGGTGGATTTGTTACACTGTTTGTAGCAGATAAAGCAGGCGAAGTGGGTGGAGATCTTGCTATGCAGATGAAAGGTTGTCTTCCCGAAGAGACTGGATTGTAACTGTATATTGTTCTGAATATCACACAAAAACAATAGTAGATAAAACCTGGTATACTAGATAAATTAGTCACGGAAAAGCCATGAGGCTATTAATTTGTCTATTCGCTTCATTGTTCCTTGCTTTACCTGCATGGGCAGTGGATGTAACGATGGGTGCTGGTGGCAATCTAGTATTTGAACCCAATGACATCACAATCTCTGCGGGTGATACAGTTCATTTTATGAATGAATCACTACCTCCTCACAATATTATTGTTGAGGCACGTCCTGACCTGTCTAGAGAAGCACTATTGTTTGCTCCAGGAGAATCACAAGACGTTGTGTTTGCTGATGTAGGAGATTACAACTTCTTCTGTGGTCCTCATCAGAGTGCAGGCATGACTGGCGTCATTCACGTAAATTGAATTGATTAAAATGAAAGTTGGATTGATTGGTTTGGGTCGTACTGGTGAAGGTATGGCTCGCCGTATGCTTGCAAAGGGAATTGAAGTCTGGGGTTACAGTAGCACCAACTATGAGAATGCCTGTGGACAATATGAAG